AAGATATCACCACTCTCTCTTCTCTCGGCGTCCGTCAACTCTCTGGTTATACGATTAACAATCTCTCCGTCTTTCCATTCAATATCGTGCGCGTGCTCACCATTTTTCCCATATTGGTGCTGCTTAGGATTGGCATGATGTCCAGAATGCGTTTGACGGTACATTTTCCCTTCAGAGTCAAAAAAAACACGATTGATCTGTTCATGTTCGCCTTTCACTTCTTTAAGTTCGATAATCGCATTTTCTCGGTACTCTTTTGGAATAGACACATGTCCTCTATTCTTCCAGTCATCCGTCACGATTACTGTCCCGTCTATATTATATCGGACAGCTCCATACTTATCAACGTATTTCTTCACCGCTACTGCTTTTGATGATACGCGCTCATCAAATCCGACTACTTGCTCGCGATCTTTCCTACGGTGTAACTGTTCATTACTATTTACATAGGACTTTAGCTTTGCCTCCTTTTGCTTTAGCTTTACAGCTGCCCTGTCAAATGCATCTTTGTCTCCAATTTCATCCAGCAACATGCACTCACGTTTTTGCTTTCGCACATCCCGCTCCAGAGCCCTTTGCACCTGAGTCTCTCTGTACAGCTTATTATTTGCATCTATGTCTTCGGTCGGGAAATAGCGTCTGATAGAAACTCCTGGAACAAAAGGGAATTTATGATGACCGCAGTTAATGCCGAGAATGCCGTCCGGCTCCCCGTAACTGGTTTTATTCCACGGATAATATTTTATTTTTTTCCCGTTTGCATCTTCCACGGATCCGCTTTTGTTGTCCAGACTGTATATTTTTCCCTGGTCTTTTGCACATTTTGGGCGCGCACCAGAATGGGAATCAATTTCAATCAGACGGATTCCGTAATCTTTGCAACGTGCTGTCTGCACTTCATCTGCCGTATTTTTGATTGTGTTCCGCACTGCCATATTGACATATGCTTCCGGCGTCCATTCCCGGCCTGCTTTATCAACAAATGCAGGGATTCCCTTTTCGTTGAATTCCCGAATACACTTCTGGATCACTTGCTGCCTGGATTCTGCTCCGATCACTGCTGCAGAAGCGTTTTTTCCCAATATGTCCAAAAAAGATTGTTTTTCCGAGATTTCGTCTGCATCTCGAACGATAGACCGGACAAGGGCTTGAAATGCATCTCTGGATTTATACAGCATCGTGGTATTACACACATTCAACATGTCTTGTGCTTGGGATTGAATGCTGTCCATGACTCGAGACACATTTTTGCTTTTTTTCGTTTCTGGGGCCGCCGCGTTTGCGAGCCCTTGTTTCACCAGCTGCTTCATTCCGGAATCCATTTCCGAAGCCGCCTTTTTGGCTGTGTCCTCCAACATGCGCTCCATAGCTGTTTGAGAGATGCCGCTTTGCGATGCAATAATCGAAATATGTTCTTTGTTGAGTTTTCCGATTTCTGCCAATTTTCTGGCAAGCCATACGTCCGATGCAATTGGTTGGTCGTATGTCTTACAATGCTTAACAATATTCTGCATCAGCCGTTCTTCAAGATCCTGGTATATCCCAGAAATCTGATCAGCCATTCTCTGGTTCGTCAACAGATCCATTTACATCATCTCCGTTTTCATCACCTCGTCCCGTGTCATCTTGTGTCCAGTCAATATCCTGTCCGGTGATCTGTCCATCTTCCGCAATCCGTTCCATTTCCTTTTGAGCCGTAGCTTCGTCGCACTTATTGATTTCCATAATCGCAGACAGTTTTGAGCGGAGCCCGGCTTGCACCAGCTTGATGTTCCTGTCAATCGTAGTATTGGTATCTTCAATAATAGAATCATCAAAATCCACAGTCACATCTAACTGATCAATCCCTTGATCCAGAAGGGCAACCGCTTGCGCCATGCGAACCAGTGCTGATCCTATAATGATTGCATTTCGTTGCCTATTCTGATACAGGTCAGATTTGTCCGAAATCACCTCTGTAGCAGTCTTAACACCGGAAGCGTTGAACTGATACCGTCCCGTTCCCATTCCTACCTTGAGACTTAGAATATCAAGGCTGCGCTGAATTCCAAGTTCATGTTCTTGTGCGCGAATGGACATATCCACTTGTTCCGGTTTGGCGTCTTCTCGACTGTCATTTGGCATCAAGTAATATACTGTGTCATTTGGATCGAAAGACGGCGCGCTGATTCCATCTTTTTCCATCATCTTTTTGGCCATTGTGATCGGAACAAGGATCCGCTTACGCCCCAGAACGAATTCGTGCATGTAGCTGTCATATACCAGATCACAGCCCTTGAGCTGACTGATGCTGTTCGCATACACAGAAATTCCCAACGGACTGTCCAGATCAATATTATTATAGATGTTCGGCGTAATAATCTGGAAAAGCGGTCGATCATATCCAGTCTCTATCAGCGGCAGCACATCATCCGGCGGATCCAGTTCCTTCCCTGATTCCGCATCAATATATTTATTTTCGATATAATACAGCTCCGGATCCTCAGGCGCTTCCTCCAGATCTTCCGACACCTTCCCTTTCCGGTGAATCTGCAGATATACCGCTTCTTTTCCATCCAGCACACGCGTGCTCCCAAAGGCACACTCTGTAATGTCGCCGTTATCCCAGGACAGAGGATAGATCATATCTGCCCGCACAAAATCTATGATTACATTTTCGTGCGAATCCATATATTCTACCAACGCAGCTGTTCCCAAGGCAAACGCCAACTCAATGATCTGATTACCGCGTACGCGGAAATTATTTTTCGCAAGAATATCATTGAGCCGCTGATCATATTTTCCTGCTTTGATGGATACTTTTTCGTTGAGCAAGAGATTGGCCCAGTCTTCACACACTTTCTTCGCCATACCTAGCCTATAGCGTTTCTGCTTCGTGCTGGTTATGCCGTTGTACACAGTGTAGGTATGAAAATTCGGCACATCCCCCTGATACCAATCCAGCCACTCATCGATATGACTGTACGTTTCATCCGAAACGGTAGTATATTTTTGTTCTGTCAGATATTGACGTATTATATTAGCCATTTTCTCACCTAAGATATAGTATATCGTTCTGCACGCTTTCGGTGCTGTATTCTGTGCTGTCCAAGCTATCAACGTTCATCAATCCGTCATCCAGCCGGACGTCCATGTTCTTTTTCTTCTCGTCATACACCGCCTGCGAAAAGGCTTCAATGATGTGTGTGCAGTGTTTCATCACTTTCCACCGATTCTGAGCAATCAGACTATTATAGATTGCAATCCGGTCATTGATCGGTCCTTTTATTGCATTCTTAATATCAATCGCCAGATGCTCCTGGATACAGGCCATTTCCAGCCCCGAAATCAAGGTCTGCTCAGCACTGTCACAGTATGCTTCATAGACCTTGTACTTTAACTGCGCACGCCTCACAAAATCCACAAACGCATCCTGGAGCTGCTTCGGGTTGATCCGTTTCTTACAGTAATACTCATCCAAAACAACTACCCGCTTGTATCCTTTTGTAAATCCCGTCAGGGTAAAAGAATGAGCCGATTTTGTACCGCCAAAATCGACTCCAATCACCGCATACATAATTTCGTTTTCTCCCAGCCACTCTTCTGTTACCAAGTAATCTTCCGTATGATCTGCAAACTGCTGATAGATCAGCCCGTCCGCTGATACCCAAAGCCCTAAAATAAAGCGCTTGTAGAATACGCTTCCATGCGGCCATGCGTTTTTATATTCTGCTTTGCGCTTCGGAGAAATCGAGAGGTTATCATCCATTGTAAAATGCAGGTGATAAACTTTTTTCGTTTTCGCCGCTTCTGGGCTCAGATATTCTTCGCAAATGAAATGATGCGGCCCTTCAGGGTTGCAATTCATCCAAAATTTCCATCCATCAACGGAACACCGTGCAATCGCCTGATCTACGAAAGACTTTGGGAACAGAGCTGCTTCGTCGAGATATGCGCCTGCCGCAGTTAAGCCCTGTAATGCGTCTTGGCTTGCTTCTGTATTGGCTCCATACAAATAATAGGTGTTGCTTCCAATTTCTAGTCTTGCATCAGTTCCGGATCTCACATAGTCATAGGGCCAACCCCACGCCTCCAGCATTTGTAATATTGGTCTGACCACATTCTTCTTGAGGGCGCCCATCGTCTTTCCTGCAAGAATGAAAGACTGCCCAGAAAACAGCTCTTGGGACCATGTCAGAAAACCGATGATGCAAGCTATTGTCTTACCGGAACGGATGGAGCCGTCAGCAATCACATAGTTATTCCGGCTTGCCGTTGTCACTGGTCGCCACCAATGGATCAGACGCCGCTGCTGGACTGAAAACGGTTTGAATTCAAACTTCGCCGGTCTCTTCTGTTTTTTCGGCATCGTCTTCACCTGCTTCAAATAACCGATCAATAGCTTCCTGTGTTGGATCCATAGCTTTGAGGAATCCCTTAATGTTTTCTTCGCTTCCTTCCGAGTTCCCGATTTCCTGATCTCTAGCTCGTTTTGCACGATCTATGCGAATTTTCTGCTCCTTGATATCTGCATCTGTTTTTTCGCTTTGCCCAGCATACTTGGCAATTGCTTCATATGCTTTGACATTTCCAGAAAGCGCTTCTCTGAGCATTGCCATATTGATCGCGGATTCAAAAGTGCAATCTGCGCCTACGGACTGCAATGTTCTACGCCATTCTCCTTCATCTATTTCAGCTGTCAGCAGCATATTCAGCGTCTTCCGAAAATCTGCTTTCCGTCTCCGCGCAACGCCGCTGGCTTTTCCACCTTTTTTTCCGCGTTCTCTTGCTTCTTCCGTGCTTCGGATCGGTTTCAGGTTGCCTCCATTCACGTCACCCACCTCTCACTGTATTGTGCTTATCTTCTTTCCGCCTCCAGCTCTTCGATGCGCTTCTCCAGCTTGTCGATCCTGTCGTACAGAGCTCGGATCGCATACAAGGCAACCACGCCCAGCGACTCGTATTTCATGCCTACTGGCGCGTTTTCGTCCGATCCATCCTTGTGGCCGACGAACGGGAAGATCTTGCTGCCTACTAGGTCGTTGGCCATGATTCCGATGTGAATCTTCTCATACTCGTTGGCCGCCATGGCGTCCTGCACTGTCTTGGTATGCTTAGGATCCGAAACGTATGTATAGATGTCGACGTTGCGGACGAAGTCGAGCAAATCCTCCTGCGTCAGCGCGGGCGTTTCTTCCGCCGTCTGATCCTTCTGCGGAACCAGCCTGATATCGCTCTTACGCCTCCGGTCACTGGTCTGGATCGTACCGTTGGTTGCATATACAACAGACCACTTGCTGGTAGAATCACCCAGTGTATATGCGCTGTCCAGCAATGGCCTAAAATGCCCGCTCATGTAACGAGCGTTTGAATACCACTCAAAACCGATGTAATCCGTTCCTTCTGTCCCGGTCGGATCGCTCCCCTGTTTAAGGTATGTTCGATACGCACGTCCGGGAGGTCCGTTGACCGATTTCATCTCCAGCGTCTGGATCATGTTGTCATACGATGCGTTCTTCTGCCTCAGCGTCAGACCGGTTGCATTGTTGGCTCCAACCCCCTGAATCTCGATTGGATCCGTGTTGTCTGCCAGTGCATCCAGATCCATCCCGCCGGCTGCTGCCCATGTGCCGTCCCCCCGCAGGAATCTGTTATTGTACCCCGCTGCCGGTGCAGGAACCAGGCCTGTTTTTCCAGCTGCTGATGTGGTTGCCCCAGTGAATACAGAGTATTTGGTATCTGTGTTGATGTCCCCGATCAGCTGATATACACTGCCGTCATACACAAACGCATACGTGCGGTTAGCGTTGAGGTAATGCGATGAGATCGCAGCACCTTGATACTGGATCGCTTTCGCACCGGTGCCGGATATATTCAGCGTCGGATTGGCTGCTGTGTTCTTGACTGAGAATTTGATGTACGCTACGGCTCCCGTGAATAGTTTGAAGCCGGAAATCGTGGCAGTTTTCGCCGCTGTACCCGCCGCCGTGCTGCACACAGCATATAGGGCGAATGCCGCGTCCAGCGTATCCATGTTGCCATTAATATCCGCCACGTCCACATAATCCGTGTCTGCGGGCTTTTTTAAGCCCAATCTCGATGTATATGTTGCCATAGAATTCCCTCCTAGCTTGTGATTTCCCCGTTTTCAATATCGTTCCATGTCCGGGATTCTATTGATCCCCATGTATAACTCCCCAACCATTCCCAGGTTGACTGCATCACGTCAACCGATATGATGAACTGCTCTGAAGTGTTCACCGGATTCGGCGTAATGCTGGCCGCTGTGATCTTAACCGACATAGATCATCACCCGGCGAATGAATATTTCCGGAGGAATCGTGTATGTGAATTCGAGCACATACGTTCCCGCTTCCGGCGGTTCCACTAGCGCACGCAGCGTCTTTGCGGAGCCGTCGTCAACGACATCACAGTCCCCGGACGCGACTTGCGTGCCGTCCATCGCAGACAGCTCCCACGATGCGTCAGTCAGCGTGAATACCTGCCCGATACAGGAAGTCAGCTTCGCACAGACGTATTTTTTCTCCCCCACAATGAAATTCAGTTTTGGACAGCATTCCATTTTAAGCCCCCCAATCTCTTAACAGCACGGCGTTGGATCCGAAATACAGAACTCGATCATGTCGGACGAATCCCATACTTCGAATGTATCCCATATTACGGACATATCCCATCGATCAGATGAATCCCAGACATCGGACATGTCAACGGTGTCCGTGTAGAACATGACGCAGCTGTCAGGAAGCAGCTCCAATCTCACGAATCTGCTGTCGTACATATACAGGATTCCGGCCCAATAGACCAGGAATCCTGTATTATCAACTCCGTAGATATCTACGACGTATTTGCCGTCGGTCATATCCGGCGGTACCGTCGCCTGCCACTGATCCTTTCCGATCTGCGTATATACCACATCGAACGCGTCACAGTGCCCGTACATTGACGTGATCATATCAGGACACCGTGACCGTGATCACATACGTTGCGCCCGCATCTACGGGATTCGGCTCAATTGTGACATTCGAAATAACCGGCGCGATCGTATTGCAGTAGACGTTCCGCGTAACAGTGGACGTTTTGCCCGCACCGTCTGTCGCCGTAACAACGATGACATTAGGAGACATCTGGGAAATCAGCGTGACAGCTTTTGAGAAGCTGCCGTTGCTCTGGACCGTGACGTCGCCTGCGTCTACGCCGTTGACCTTGATCGTAATTGTGACCGGTGAAGATGTAGCATCGTTAGTCGTTCCGTTGACGGTAAGTGTTGTGACGTTGGTATAATAATTGTCTGCCGGAACCGTTACGGAAAGAACCGGCGGCGTTGTATCCACCTTGAACGTGGATGTTTTCTGCGTTGCCGCGTTGCCGTCATGGTCGGACACATCAATCTTGATCGTGTGCGATCCGTCTGACAGTGCTGTTGTCGGTGTATACGTCCAGGTATAGCCGTTCGCGATTGCGGTCGCAGAACCGGACGACCATATGATTGCGCTTCCGCTGTCGATATACAGCTTGAATGTGCTGGTGTCGATACCGGAATCGCTGTCCGTGACATTGATCTTGATACTCGGCTTGTTATTCGTGACGGTTGCTCCTGCCGTCGGCGCAGTCACGGTTATGACGGGCTTGGTCTTCTCCTTGACACGCAGCTGCAGCGATTCTCCAAGCGTGGCGTGTGTAGAATCGGCAGATACAGTATTGCCGTATTTGTCCTCCGCTGTCACCTTAACGTCGTAGTAATGCCCTGGTTCGTTGTAACTGGACTTCGACGGGGCGGGGATAGTCGCCTTATACTTTCCGCTTGTGGAATCCAGTGTCAGATTATATGTCTGGCCGTTAATAACGGCGCTGACGGTTGATATGTTTGGCATAATATTCACCTCTCGATTTTTTGCATGAAAATACCCCCTGTCTCCAGGGGGCAGTAAAGAAGGTACAACATGGACTACCCGAAAATCCACTGTAATCAGTATATCATGTTATACCCGGAGTCAACTCTCATCTTTTTAATTTTTTGGAGCACGCGCTGATTAATCCGGTAACAATGTGACACACTGAAATGTGTTTCCCGCGCTATCTCATCCCACCGCAGCGGCTTCATACGCATGTACCGCAGTTGTGCGATCTGCTGCTCATCGGGCGCGAGCCGGGACACAACATCCTCGATGCATTGCATCCTGGCGTCGTATGTAGCAATCTCCGCTTCGATTCGAGCGATCTTTCTGTCGTACCGGACCAGCTTCTCCACGATTTTGGCCGTTGGATTTCCCGTATCCGAGCTGCGGGGCTGCCCATCAGGCGGCGTACCTTCGGCGTAGATCGCATCTCGTTCGTCTTTCAATTTTTTCAGCTCCGTCTCCGCCTGGAGGCGGTACAAGGTGAACGTGGCATAGGACCGCAAGAAGTATTCCGCCTTCATTTTCCATCCCTCCCCATTGCATACACAGCCGCCCCGAGCAGTATGCCTATGACCAGACCAGTAAAAAAATTCATGGCTTTCCCCCACTTGTCAATTCCAGCTCGATTAAGAACGCCAGATTGCACGCCGCGTGCCATAGATGGGGATACCCACTTTCAGGATCTACCGCCTCGCCGCCAAGATACGCCATCAGGTGCCTCAGTAATGCACCCTTATAGCGTTCCGGCTCTACAGCGCGCCAGCATTCCGCATTCCCGTATTTTTGGGTGCCATACGTCCGAATGACGCCGACCGCCCACATCAACGACGGAGGCACAAGCTCCAGTCGGATTTTGTTTTGATCATGTTTTATTTCATAGTTCATTTTGGTCCTCCTTGTAATCTGTATATCTATCGCAATAATCCTTTGCTGGGCAATCCTCGCAAGCATTGAAGTCAAAATAATCATCGACGCAAAAAAATCCGCACTCTTTAACTAATGCAATCCGGTCATTAGCGTTACACCAATCCATTTCTGTTTTGCCTTTGGTATGGTATTTATCCATCGACTTTTGTCTATGCACTTCTATTTCGCAAAAATCAGCGTCTTGGCAAGCATCTGTTGACATTGCTATTGATCTTGCTTTTCCTCTTGTTTCCGCAAAAACAACTGTTGCGTAAATTTCATCTTTTATTTTCACTAACCATGCTTTCATTTTCTACTCCATTTCCGGGAACTCCATCACGTCCCTGTGTTTTTTGATGGCATCTATGTACCAATCCCATCTTTCTTTCAACGTCTTCATATCCCCAACCATAATCCCAGTGCGCGCGTCAGTCAGATAGATGCATCGTTCTCCCCATTTCATATTGTCGCGCGTGTAGAATTTCACGCCATTCACCATGACTTCTTTTCCTTTGCGTCTTTTTCTCACAATATCTTTTTTGCTTTTCCTTACGATCGCCTCCCAGTATTCGCACTGATATTCCGGCAGGTCCATATAATCTTGGAATGTGCGCCATCCCTCACAGAAACAGACAATTTTTCCAGCGTCGCATTCTTCATCTTTGTACCATATGCAATTCACTTCGTCGCATAATATATCAGTCATTTTTCCGTCCTTTCCGATCTGTTAGGATCTCTTCCTCGTCACATCTGTAATATCTGCAATTTTTGCAGTCCTTTTTGATGTCGATACACGTTGCAACTATCATCTCCCGGCACATGGCCGGGCAGCTGCACATCGGCAGCGCGGCTGCATATCGATATCTGCATGTGTAGTAATCAGACATTGGCATCACCAGCCCATTGCATTGCCATTGCTCGGGCGATTACCGGAAAGGTCCTTGATCGGACACGCGCCCGATCAGAACCACCACAATGTTCCGTAAAATATACATTTTTCCCGTTACAGCCGATACGTATCTGTTTCCGAAATCCTCTAACGCCTCTTCTGTACCGCAACTGTTGCATACACAGATGTCAGCTCTACGGCTTAATGCGTTTTCGCAGACATCATCTTTCATTTTCATCTTTCCGCATCTCGGACAAGGAAGAACGGCACCTGCCTTTTGTGCTTTGCTCCAATTTTCTACGATATTCTCAAACTCAATTTTCATTTCAATAACCTCCTATGTATGCCGCCCTTTCGGGCGGCTGTTTCTTATTCTTCGTTTTCTGCCGACTCGTCAATTTCTACGAGATGTGCCTGACGGCACAATTTCAGATGCTTTGATGAGAAAAGACAAGCTGGGGCGACCCCGCAGCTGTAGCTGGCATAGTTGCTGTAGATGATGCCTGACGGGGCGACACTGCGCACATTGCTGGCGTAGCTGGCGTGGGGCGAGCAGTTCCACGGTGTCAAAGTCCACATCCACTCAGGATAGTGAGGCACAAGCTCCCTGTACTTTCTGTACTGGTCGCAGGATAAAATCGTAACATAGTCCTCGCAAGTGCCGTACATCTTGTCTCCGTTGTCTGCAATCAGGTCAGAGGTCTGCATTACGAGATGCTTCTTATTGAGCTTGTCAACGAAATCTTCGTTAAGCACTCTGCGTAAGGACGACTCTTTCCAGTTGTTGTAGTTCTCCGTATCGAACGGAAGCTCGTCAATTACTTTTGCCGTAATAGCAAGGTAGTTGCCGTCAATAATATCGAGACAAATCCACTCGATACCCTCATATGTGAAATGCTCACCAACCATCAATTTTTCATTTTCAAACATTTTACTTTACCTCCAGTTTTTCTATCGCTCTGACTGCTGTGAAAAATCCGTCTGCTCCCATCGCTTGCAGTGCAGCAGGAGCATTTACAAACACGCTGTCTTTTCTGTTTAACCACTCTTCCAAAAATTCTACTGTGTACAGGCTGTGGTCGAGCCTACGCACAATTTCTTTCTGCTTTTCTGTCAGTTCAATCATCTGACCGATACCTCCGCTTCTCGTGTTATAGTGTCACTTGTCCAAGCACCTTTGTATGTTCCTACTGTTCCGTGCATATCGAGCAGTATATCTTTGATACCTTTCAAATACTTCTGATACAACCCCATCTGCAATCCTACTTTTTCTTCGCCGCCGTATTCGCCCTCTTTCATAATCAGCTCTATCGCCAGAGACCACTGGTTGTCCTCGTAAACTACATAGAACAAACTGTTTTCGAGGATTGCTTTTCTGTCTCTCGAAATCCATTTGTCTACAAGTTCAAAGCTCGGAAACCTTTCTCTCATAAGCTCCGCAAACTTCCAGTCGAAGTCTTCTCTGTTGAACAAGCTCTCGCCCACATCGTATTCGAACTCAGTGTCGCCGAACTCTACATCTTTGAGCAGTCTGCATTCTTTATTACCGTTCTCATCTGTTCTGCTGTAAACATCCAGATAGCCGTTGTCAACATAGTACAGACCCTCGCACCTTCCGAACACGCATACATTACCTTTTCCCATTACTGCACCTCTCTTTCAGCCATTCATCTTTGGCTTTCACGCACTCTTCATATGTTTTCTTCACACAGGAGAACAGCTTACCGTCTGCCGCCCTGTAATCGTACTGGCAAAGGCTTCTGCCTCTGTGGTCTTCGTATTCTTCAAACTGTTCGTTCAAGGGCTTTAAGTTTTCAGGTCTTAACATCACTCACAATCTCCTGTCTTTCTTTCGATTACACAATCTCTTCCAGCCACATAACCTTTTTCCTTGCAGTAGGTAAGAGCTTGCTCAAATGTTGAAAAATCTGCTGGAGCATTACAGCTGTCGCACTCTTTCGGAAACACCGTATAAATCATCTACCGCACCTCCTTACCAAGTTCTCGCAAGTCCTGCCGCTATCGTTCGTCTGATGCCTATGCTTCCGAACTCCGAGCAGTCTGGCATCGGCTGTGGTCTCTCGATAATCGTCGAAGTATAGTCCAACGGCGGAAGACCATAGAGCCACAGACAAGTGCGTTTCAAGTTTGGATCACCGAAATAATACGGGTGGATAATCTGATCCGGTTTGCGATATGCTGTATTCATAATCCCCACCGGATTTTCAATGCATATCTTCGGGCAATTCACATACGCGAAACCCAAGAAAAATTTCATGGCCTCCAATCGAGCCACAGTCCGGTCATTAATCTGGCTTATAGTACGTGATTTTTTGGAATGCATCCGATTTGCCACGGACGACAGATATGTACATGGCGGATGCGCAATAATCAAATCCCATGTAATCCCCTCATACTTCGTTCCGTCCATTGCCAGGAATGTTGCCGGAGAGTGCAGAATATCCGACACATCACCTTTCACATGCCATTCTGGATGACCTCCAGACGGTTCCTGCAAGTCGCAGCTGAACGCCTGATGCCCCAATTTTCTCATTTCGATCGTTATAGTCTGCGATTCTTCGCATGCAATTAATACGTTCATGTTATCACGCCTCTGGAAATTTTTTATTTTTGAGATCGTCACGGCTTTCCGCAAACTCGTTCGCGAATGCATACAATGATTTTTGCAGCGCTAGCACTTCTGGATCCTCGCACACCATGCCGCAGAAGTGATAGATCAGCTGCGCCATCTGCCGTCTGTCCAATGTGATACGCGTGCCGCCGCACCATAGTGGCAGACAACTGTAATACAGGTTGGCGTAGCGCAGGTCGGCTCCGCGCAAGTCTGCTCTGCTCAGGTCGGCTCCGCACAGGTCGGCGTAGCGCAGGTCGGCTCCGCTCAGACTAGCGTATTCCCCACCATCTTCTCCCACTAGCCATTTTCTGTGCCTTTCTAGGATTTCAAGTAATTCAGTTCGTGTCATTTTTGTACCTCCTCTGCGAAATCGAATAACGACAATTGATTGGGATTGTAGCTTTCGTCAATCCACCAATGGAATACTCTCTCCCCTGTCTCCCAGAATTCATTGAAATTTTTTCCGTCAGATCTGAGTAATTCGATCATACGATCGAATGCTCTAATATAGTTCTGCTGATATTTCGGCCATCTTGCAAATTCCATTAACCGTTCTCTTTTGGATGCCATTGGACATCCGATACAACCAATTCTGCGAAATCCACACTGATACAATGGATTGCCCTCGCATCCATAGTGCCGCAAAAATTCCCAGACATCATTATCTAACCAATCAACAATTGGATTGACTGTAATACGGCGCGTCTTGTAACAGGATTCCACCAGTTCTCTCCCCAATATGTTATCGGAATCGAATACCATCCCTCCCTGTCGAGTAATTCGATACTGTGCTCCGATCTTTTCCGCCATCTTCTGCGTACTTTTGGGTTTTCCGATGATTTTTACAATATTGCATGATTCCCGTCTACGAACAGATTCCGCCCAGCGCACACCAGTGACTACGATCTTGCCTGCTCCGCCGCGTTCTTTGAGCTCGCTGCAACAATAACGGATCTTTCGAGTCGGCGGAATGCGATTATATGTAATCAACTGCCACATTGTCTTATCCGGACGATTGATAATAACATCTGATTGTGCCTTGATGTATTGCACCGTTTCAGGGGCATCAACAGTAGTCAGATTATGTACGGCCTGAAATTTCACACCCGCAAGCTGTGCAAGAATCTTAATACAATCGCTGTCCTTGCCGCCAGAATACGCAAGATAATACCCATCATCTGGCTCATACATTTTCAGGCGTTCGATTGCCGCTCGTTCTTTTTTGCTGTTCATTGCACAACCCCCAGATACACGTCAACATGCGGTATTTCCGCATAAAATTTTTCGAACATTAACGCTACGATCTGACGGTCGTCATCATATGCAATCCCATTCAGGGCGTCTGTGATGATTTTTATGACATTATCTGCGTCCGGTTTTTTGGTCGGCCGTTCCATTATCAGCATTTCCGAGTGACGTTTTTTGCTGGTGTTTTTGGGGATCTCGAAAAATGCGTCGATCCAAATGTGGACCGGTTGACCATGCAATGACTGTCCCGCGCACTGGCGAATGTATTCTGCCTGCACAAGTTTTTCGTATTCCGCCGTTTTTGCCGGCGTATATGTATGTCCGGATTTCGTGAATCGGGGCCGGCCTTTTCCCTGCGGTGGTCCGGGTATGGAAAATTTAATCACTTTGCAGCACTCCTTTCTGCTTTCAATTTTTCGATGTCGAATACTTCTGCGATACATGCAACCCTTTTGTTGCTTCGCATTTTCGGATCTTCAGCTCTCCGGAAATCGTAATTGTATTGCTCTCCTGCAGCGCATATACAGCGTGCATTCTGGTCGTACTCGTTATGATTCCAGATGACCTTGTACGATACCCAGCCGGAACCGTTGCACAACGGACAATCCTGCTGCATTCTGGTCTCATGTTTTAAGCTCAGAATTCTGTTATATATGCCCTTAATGTCTGCGATTGCAGGGAGATCCCTGAAATTGAGCTGCAGGTCTCGATACACATCTGCGAAATCTTCCCAAGTCATTTTTTGCAGGAATCCCGCATACTCAGAGCGAAGATATGCGTCGTTAAGAATCCGATCTTTGGAGTAGCTGGAGGATAATGCATTCAGTTTTTTGATTGCGGCATCAATCTGACCTCTGTCCATTCCACTCAGCCTCCAGTCTTCGGATTTCTTGGATTTGCATTTCGATCTCCGTATTCGTGTTTTTTTCTGCATTCCGTTCAGAGTCCATCCTCGCCCAATTTCGGATTGTAGCAAGGTGATTTTTGTACTTCTTCCCAGTAGATTCCATGTATGCGCTCAGCTTTTCAATTCGATCTTGCCAGTCTGTAGGATATTCTGACATCAGTTTCTCGATATCTTCATCTGACAGAATTACGTTTTGATATTCACCGCGCGCGCGTTTCTCTTCCCTTCCTTTCTCTTCTCTTCTTTTCTCTTCTTTTCTTTTAGGCGTGAGTGTTCCGTGAGTGCTCACTGAGTCCCCAGTGAGTAATTCGGCATTATTTTCCAGAATCCCGTCTTCTGGCTTAGGAAATGTGCTTGCAGTAGGTCTGTTGATTGTTTGGTGTTTGGTGAAATTGGGGAGATAATAGTAGGCCTGACCATTAACGATGTACAAAACTACTAATCCTAATCCGCCCAACCGGGAGAGCCACTTTTTGATATCGGAAGCTCGCAAGTCGTCGTCATATGGAAAGATCAAGGACTTCAACAGCTTCGGATTTGCCCTGCCATAACCTTCGTCGTCTGCTTGAGAAAACAGACCTGCAAACAAAAAACGTTCTTGAATACTGCACTCACCTAGTTTTTCATCCGTCCAAAAAGACGGATCAATCATTCTTTTCCGAGCCATAACAGCACCCCATCAAAACGGCAAATCATACTCTGCCAGTTCATCCATACCGTCAAAATATCCGGGTTCTGGCGGTATCGGTGGAGGCGGCGGAGGCGGGACTGAAATAGACGGAGCTGCTCCTGTCTGTTGATTTCCGTCCTGCCGCTTGCTTTCGCAGAACTCCACATTTCCGGCAATGACTTCCGTTGCATAATGTCTTTTTCCTTCGTCATCGTCCCAGGAACGCGTCTGAATCTGTCCAACAATTGCGATCCTGCTGCCCTTCGTAAAATATTTCGATACGAATTCCGCTGTCTGTCTCCAAGCAACAACCGGAATAAAATCCGCTGTGGGCTGGTTTTCTGATTTAAAGCGTCTGTCTACCGCCACAGTAAAGCGGCAGACAGCGAGCTGATTCTGTGTGTAAGCCAGCTCCGGATCCTTCGTCAATCGTCCGATCAGAGTCACGTTATTCATTCGGCACCATTCCTTCCGGATCGTGTGGCATTTCGATGGCATCGGCAACATTCGCGTCTGTGTCAATGACTACAGGCGGCACGGTGTACATGTCATCCGACAGTTCTGTCTTGATCGTTTCATCTGCGGAAATCGCCCGGACAAAATCTGACTTGAGCGGTGCATATTTCAGAACGCGTTTCAATACAGTTTTTTTCGCCATTTCTTCAAAATTGGTGGACCATGGGCTGTAATTGCTGCTGTATGACTTGCTGTATTTCTGCGCGTGTTTTCGGACGTCTGCCATGCTCATAACGTCGAATCCATAGCCACCGGCCTTGGTTTTGAAGATGGCATATACCTTGACCGGCTCCCCACGATCATCTGCTGCCGGCACGTGTTTCAGCCTCGGATTCAGGCCGAATTCGCATTCGAACGTATCATTCGCATATACAATCTGTGCCTGCACGATTTCGACTTCACCGCTGCGGTATGCCAGATCGATTAATCCCTTGTAACCCAGCTGGAATTGACACTCCAGCGTGTTCTTGTTGTTGTACGGGATCAGATATGCCTGACCGAGCGGCGTATTAGGCTCGACACCAAGCTGAGCAGCCTGCATCATCGCGCCCAAAAATGACATGGGCGTGCAATCAGCCAGCTTGGGCGTCATCGAGATTGCGGACAGCACCATGCGCGTGAATCGTTCCGGCGTAATTACAGACGGCAGCGCCTTCTTGATTTCAGGCTCCATGCTCTTGATGAGATCATTCATACTTTTTCTGCCTGTGCTCGATTCCCTGATTTGTGCAGCTGATTTTTGGATCATTCCTGTACTCATTTTTATATTACCTCCTTGAATTTTGACACTTTAAAAACCCGTGTGCGGGTTGTTTTTTTGAATTTTGACAGATCAATTTGCGGGAATTGTTCATGAAATAGTTTTTCGTCGAATGTGTTCCGGAATTGCTCCTTCCAGGTAACTTTTGCAATTCCCGTCATTCCTGTCTCGTAGTCCCCGAGCAGTGATTTCAGTTGATTTTCGTGTTCTGCAATTTCTGCTTCGATGAGCTTCTTGCGGCTCTTGGCATCTATGTAGGATTCAACAAGTTGATCCACTCCAAACAGCTCGATGCTGCTGTCCGATACCCCAGAATACATCTGATTGATCGTGTCTGTGGTCGATTTTGAGCCGTCTGCCGCCGGTGGTGTGTTACACTTCACCAGTTCCCAAAATTCGCTTTCTGACTCCATCAGAGCAGCAATTTCAGCATCATCTCGAGGAATTTCGTATACCAGAAAATCACGTCCCAATACCAGCACGGCAAGATACCATTTTTCGGCTCCGGTGACTGCCATATAATGGACGCACTGGACATAGTAATTCGCAGGATATTCCCCATTCGCGAATTTTCGGAGATTCAGGACACTTGTTGTCTTGCATTCGAGTCCAGCATGTTCTCCGATGACGGCTCGGTCAATGTTCGCATGCGCGAACGGGTAACGATCGTTTTTTATGATTGCATTGACTCTGCGTACCTTTTTTCCGGTCTGTTCGCAAAATCGATCGGCGACATATTGTTCCAGATCTCTGCCCTGGCGCATAGCTTCATTGTCCTCTTTTTCCGGGATTCTTCCGGTCTTTTCAGCCCATACCGTATAGGGGCTGGAATAGTCTGATAGTCGCAAGATGGCAGCTGCATCGGATCCGCCGATTGATGCTTTGCGGGCTTGTCGCCATTCGGTTCCAGACATGTTTTTTGTCGATATTTTTGTAATTGATTCCATTGCTTTTCCTCCTTTCATGTGCTATACTGAAGATGGTTGTTTTGATTAGTCGCTTTGCCGAGCGGCTTTTCTTTTTTTTTAATCGTTTTCTTCATCGTTCTCCTCCTGTTGTTCCCTCTCGTCCAGCGCATAACACAGCATGCAGCCGTCGCATTCCAGATATGGATTCAGTTGGCACAGATAGCCCATTTTTACGCCCCCTTTCCGCTTCTCCAGTTAATTTCATTGCTGATCAGGATCGTGCCCAATACACTGCCGGACAACCCTGCCAGGCCGATGGCTCCGTACAGGCACAGCTGCCCGAATGAGATCCGATCCTGATCGCCCGCCCCGCAGATGCCCAGCAGGAAGATTCCGGCCGCCGCTGCCAGCGCCGCGAGCATATTGCGAATTGCCTTGAGTGCCTTTATGTTCATGTAATTCCAGCCTCCCTTTCCATTGTTCGAAGCTCATAATCCCCAAATTCGAAATAGTCGCATGTTTTGCCGTATGCTTCTCTGTTCTTGGTTCCCCGCCCTGCTGTGCCATGCCCGATTCCGATCGCTGAAAAGCTCCTCCCGGATTTTATGTAATGTTGCATGAAGAATTTACAATCTTTGCACAACATCGGTCTCCGTTCCGGATCGCTTTCCAGTCTCTTTTTCAGCAGCGCGTTCTCATACCTCAACGCCTCGTTTGTTTTCTCCAGTCTCTTTACTTCGTTCGCCAGCATTTTCTTTGTCCTCCTTATTTGGTGCTCAAAATGAGCACTGTATTTTTCTTGTATTATAGTGTACGTTTTGTACACTGTCAATACTTTTTTGGAGGCTTTTTATGGCATATCAAAATACTTTACCTCGAAGATTGAATCAGTGGCGGAAAACTAGGTGCTACACTGCACAAGAAATGGCTGATCTGCTTTGCATTGGCCTCCGATCTTATCGTAATTACGAAAGCGGTGATCGTTCCCCATCGTTGGACATCCTCGTTCAAATCGCGGATATTTTAGAAGTATCCACTGACTATTTACTCGGTCGAACGGAGAACCCTTTGATGAATACCAGTGATGTCCTCTAACATGTCCCATAGTTGAAAGTCCCCGGTTCTTTCTCCCGCTTCAATCGATTTATAGTATCTAAGGCTAATATGTAGCTTATCCGCCAGTTGTTGCTGCGTTAGCCCGGCGCTCAGCCGCGCTTGCTTTAGGTTGCTTCTCACGTCCCCGCCTCCTGTACCTTGAGCGCTTTCCG